TGGTGGCGCCTTTCGATTATAACGTTTATATAAAATATGCAGCAATCGCAACGTCGATTTTGGCTGTCGTTTACCGTTTACAACCTTTGGTGAGTATGGTTAAATGGCATCAAGGTTTACGTGAAAGGCTTTTGCAAGTGTATTGGTACATGGTATCCAACACAACGTTTGGAAAGTTTCTAGGTTTTTTACCTGGACATCTCAGTTCTACAGGTCATAGTTTGATCATCGAAGACAATACACCGTGGGTTCATTTACTCGCGGAGGAAAGTCTAGGGTTGATTCATCCTATGTTAAAACTTCTGTTGGGAGTTGTAGAATTTGGGTTGAATGTAGCAACTGGGGCTACAGTTATTCAAGCAGTACCTGCTCTTTTGATGCATTCCATCACAGCGGTATTGTATTCGATTAACAAAAAGTGGGGTTTCCTTTTCTCACTAAGTTTCCACCGCGGCTTTAATTTAGGCGCAGCGGTGGTTAATAGAGGAGTCTTGTTTAAGAACTTTTTGACATCTTACACTAAAGGTGAGATTGTTGAAGCACAAAGCTATGTTGTGATGATTCCCCCGAGCATCACCTTGCCTGCTTACCAGTCACCAGTAACAACATCCATTTGGCCATTTAGAGGCACTATGGAAATATTGGTTGATGGTTGTGTTGTAAACGTCGATGAAGCTTTGGAGCTTCTATCGGAATCAAGTCATACGAACAAACTCTTTCCAATATTAATTAATAACAGAACACTATGGGAACCAGCAAATTCTGAAAAGAATTTGTTAACTGCTTTGCTATCTCGAACACACAACGATCCTTTTGTGGATAGGATCGACGGGAAGCATAGACGTGAATTGTGGAGAGAAATTGGCCAAAAGATGGTCATTTCAGGTGTATTTGCGCAAGGGGAAGGAAAAAGCTACGAACTCGAGGAGTGTGCGTGGTTAATGGGTTCACGGGGTAGACGTATCTTAGAGGCTGATAAAGAAGATCAGTTAGTGGGACCTGAAAGGTTGAGAAAGACGATTTCTCTCAAGTGGAACGAAACCATTTCTGCTCGTAAGTTGATGGGTGAGACCTATTCAATTAGACCTCGAGCGATTGTTAATTTAGACCCTATTTATCATTCTAGAATGGCGCCAATTGCGCGCCAACTGGCAGATTATCTGCACAGTATTTTTGATGGATCGGTTATAGATTTCGGTGATGGTTTGGCCATGTCGGTGTATTTTGCTGCTGGGTATACACAAAAACAACTATCAGAAATTGCTGATGCTATGACACCTGGTGTCACTGTTTTGGCGATTTCAGGTGATGATAGTGTAGGATGTTGGGACGTTGACGGTGTCCACACGTTCTTTGAATGTGACCAGAGCCTTTTTGATCAAAGTCAGGATGAAGGTCCTGTTATCGATTATGCTAACCAATGGATGACGGCGTGTGGCTGTCCACCATGGTTTTGCGAACTTGTTGCTTCCGCATGTAAAACAGGTTATCGAATTAATCGTAAAAGGGTTCAAATTAAGGGAAATTGCGGTGTCCAAATGCCGACTGGTATTACTGTTACAACAACAGTTAATTCTATGTCTACGTTGGCGATGTATGTTTATCACTTAAAACAGCAAAAAGGCATAGGCAGAAATTTGATGATCGTTAAGTCGGCTTGGGACTTAGGATTAACTGCAAAATATATAACTTCAGATTGTATTGGCAATATGACGTTCCTTAAAGGGTGGTGGCGACAGGATGTATTTGGATACTATCATTGGCTGCCTCTCCCTTCTGCAGTTATCAAATTAGGCAAACTGTTGAGGGATCCACTTGATATAGTTGGAAAAGCTAAACCTAATCTCAAGAAAAATGGGGAAGTAGGAAGATTGGAAGCAATCAGAGAATGTGCGTTTGCACTGGCTTCTTCTTACTCAGGTGTTCCAAAGGATTATCCTATCCTTGGACCATTTCTTGAAACACTTAAAAGACTTGGTCAGCCTTCAGATGATGTGCATTTGAATTTGGTTGAGTCTTGGAAGCCACGTGGTGACGTGAATTTCCACCTGGATGTTGCAGAATCTCTGGCAGCTATTGAAAATCGCTACGGAATTAGTCCGTGTGATGTCAAGAGAGTCGAAAAACTTTTATTACAAGTAAATCGACTTCCAGCTTACATTGAAGATTCTGTCTTCGATTTATTATGTGATGTAGATTACGCATAATAGGTTAACCAGTAATGGGCAGTGGCGAGATGTCGCCGGGGTTTTGACGATCCCCCCCATTTAAAATACGAGTCCGGGAGGGGATGTTTACATCCTCTCCTCGGGGTTTTCAAAATTTTATATTGTTACATCAAAACATATACGTTACAAATAATAAAAATGGTTAGAATTAATGGTAAATCGACCAAGAAAGGTAAACAAACCAAAAAGAAAGGAGCACCACCAAGGGCGCCAAAAGCAGCGACTCAAAATGCGCGTCAAGGACAGAACAGTGAAGATTCTGCCTTGGCCTGCTACAAAGCAGCCCTTGACAATCCGTTCTCAACCCGAGCACAAGGGGCTCGGGTACCGGATATGTATTGTGTTCCTACGTCAACTAGGCACATCACTCGTTCCTTTACTCTTACGAGTAATGCTAGTGGCGAGCTTGACGCTGTTTGCTTACCAAGCGCCTTCCATCACGTCATATCTCCGAAAGGAAATTTGGTAGGGAGCGGTAATTGGCAGTTGTTGGACGGAACAACTGTTACTAATGGTCTCGGTTACACAGATAAAGCGGCTTTTGCTCAACAGCTAACTAATTACAGAATAGTTGGTTGGGGTATTCAGATAATGGGAACTGCAGCTATGACTAACAATCAAGGTAAAATTATAGTTGCTAAGGTACCAATTGCTTCGAACCTTAATACAAAGGCAGATGCAGTTGGCGGAATAACACCCAATATCAATAATGCAAATGCAACAGCTGGTAACACACTAAGTGCCTATGGTATTCCTAACTATTCCAATGTTGTAAATACACCCGCATTAGCAAATTTAAATGATAGTTTTGAAACTACCATGGTTGCTATTAGTGAAAAACCAAAACCAATTTTCAGTAAAATTACTTCTCCCGAAGCTTTTACATTTCGTGAGTCTACTGACAATGCGATCGGTTATAATATAACTGATCAGTCTAGTCTTACAAATGTTCAAACCGGTGATGCAAGTTACATGAGAGTGTCTGGTTTTGAAGCAATAGTTATTGGAGCTGCAGGTTTACCGGCAAGTACAGCAGTAATGGAATTACAAATCACTTATCATCTGGAAGGTACACCTTTCATTTCGGCTAATGGTAATTCCTTTATAGCTGGTGATTCTGCCCAGGTGTCTGTAAATCCTATGGGATGGATGAAAGTAATAGCTCAAGTAGCTAGAGAAGATTCTTTCAAAACCATTGTAGGAGTTGCCGGCAATACATTCTATCCCGGATTAGGAACTTTTGCCAAGAGATTTCTTTAGTCCACTTAGTTTTTAAGAAATTTGTATAGTAAAAAATAAGAAATAAAAATATAGGCAGTCCCCGAG